TACGGTTTCGAACAGATGACAAGTATTAGGTTCGCGTCAAGCATATTTTTACTACTTGCGGCCTCGTTAATCGTGCTGGTTGGGGGAAAGGAAAACAAAAAATGATTGAAGAAAATAAACCTTTAGAAGAAAAAAATGAACCTTTGATGTTAAGCATCGATCAAGCGGCTGAAATACTTGGTATAGGCATAAGTTTAATGTACCAAGTTTCTAGAACAGACGGATTTCCGGTAACCAAAATTGGCCGACGGAGTTTAATTAGTAAAAAGGCGCTTGAAGAATGGATTGATAAAAAATCTGGGACTGTTGTGCTTTAGGAGGAAGATCAATGAACTTAAGTATCGCCGGCCTGCCCTTCGTCCTCCTGGGTATCGCCGTTTACAGTGGCATCTGCCTGGCAGTTCGGAAGGGGTGGCTATGGAAGGACTAGGACTTGCGCTATTGATTCTGATATGTCGGTTTGTGCCATTTTTACCGATAGCCTTTATCGTATTTTGGATTATCTTTGGATTGTTATATTTAGCAATGGCAGAGATTTTATTAAAAATCGTATTTAAGATTATAGAAATAATCGAAAAGAGGGGGAAGAAAAAATGACAGATGAACAACTCGTAACTCAATATTTAAAGGCCGCGCACGAACTGGCAATGTTACCCCACGGGGTCGGCTGGACGCCGGAGATCGGCAGAAGGCGCGAGGAGCTGGAGCGGCAGGTGAAAGTGATGCGTCCGCAGATTGATGGGCTGCATCAGAAATATGGCAAATAAAAAAGGTCCCAAAGCGAAGCCACGCATTAGGAACCAGATATATGTTACGTGGTTATTGTACCGCAGGAATGGAGAAAAAACAATGTTTAGCTACACAGGGCTTCCGCCATAGAGAAAACGCGCTGTGCCATATTAGAATCTTTAAGTCAAAAGCCTTATCCGCAGGCTAAAAACGTGGAAATAAAAATTAAAAATCGTTTGTAGAGTAAAAAGTACGCAAGATAAAAACGGACGGGAATGAGCGCCCGTCCAACCTGAACAGTCAAATTTTTAAGCTTTAATGGATTTTGAAAAGCCGGAGGGCAGGGCACTGTTACTCCGGCCAAACATTCTCAAAAAACCAAAGGAGAAAAAACATGCAATTAAGTGAAATTAACAGCGGCGCCTTGCAGGAAGTCTTCGACTATGAGTTCGACAAGGTTCTCAGAAACATCCGGGACGTCAATACCGATCCCAAAGCAAAACGGAAGGTCACCATCGAGATGACCATCAGTCCCAATGAAAAGCGCACCATCGGGGATATTGACTTCAAGGTGAAGCACACCGAAGCCCCGATCAACGGCTTTGCCACGGCCATCACCATCACCGAAGATGGCCGTAAGGTCATCGCGGAAGAAATCGGGAACGAACTTCCCGGTCAGATGAACGTTGAAAATATACTTGAAATGGAAGGAGTAAAATAATGGACTTAACCCGTGAATTTATTGAAAAGATTGAAGAAATGGCCGGCCCGAAAACCATTGAATCCGGGAGCGTAGAGTACGCAAGGGAAAAACTGTTTCCGGTATTACCACCAAAACCCGTCTCCCTGGAGACCAAGAGCCTGACAAGCATCGTGGACTATCTCAAAAGCAACATTGACGGAGAATCTCCAGCGGATATCCTCATTCACGTGTGCAGGCCAGAGACGGTCACGGTCAATGGTTCTTTGGATTGTTGGACCCGTACCCGGGAAGAATTCCTGGAAGCCACCGCGCCGGTACCGCATATCCTGTTTAACGAGTACATGGACCGCGAAGCCTTCAACGTCATGCTGCAGTCCTGCTTCAAAGGTCAAGGTGACAGGGATGCCGTTCTGAAAGTGGTTGGCAACATCTGCCTGGATCAGAGCAGCGGTGTGGAGGTTTCCGACGACGGCGTGACCCAGAACGTGGAAGCAAAAACAGGCGCAGTGCTAAAAACCAAAGCCACGATCCCGAACCCCGTCCGCCTGGCACCGTTCCGAACCTTCACCGAGGTGGAGCAGCCCGAGAGTGCCTTTGTGCTGCGCATCAACCAAAACATGCAGGTAGCGCTCTTTGAAGCCGATGGCGGCGCCTGGAGGCAGGAAGCCATGAAAAACATTCAAGCCTACCTGATCGAAGCCCTGAGCGATGAAGACGGGAACTGCTCTTACACCATTATTGCATAGAAAAAAGCCGGGTGACGCAGCCACGTCATCCCGGCAATCATGAAAAAACATTCTATAAGTGAGTATATCACGATTGGAGGAAAAATCAAGTGAAATCTGAAAAGAAACCCGATGAGATTCCACCATACCGACTTGGCGTGCTCATGAATACCGCTGCCAAGATTACCAGGCTCATGGTCAATAACCCCGATTTTGTCACGACCTACCGGGACTGCGAAATCATTCTGGAGACGGTCCGGAATGCCGTGGATCAGGCCATGGGGAAGGAGGAAACCCATCATGAAGAATGATCCGGCGATGATCGAAACCGCGATCACCACCTTAAAAGGCAAGCTGTCTGCCTTAAAGAAAGATAGCAAAAACAGCCACGATTATGGTCAGGCTGCCCTTCAGGCAGGCATTGAAGCCCTGCGGATGCGGAAGACCCGGAAGCTTTACAAACGGGAGGATGACGCGTATGTCGGCTTTTTCTGTCCAACTTGCGGCCATGCCATTGGCGCCATTCAGATCCATACCCAGGTCCACTCTGGATTCATTGGGGAATACTGCCCCTGGTGTGGGCAGCACATTGAACGGGAGGTACAGGTCCATGATGCGCGCATATAAAGCCCCGGATGGCCTGCGGGCCTGTGTTGAATACAAGTACAAGGAAACTGTCAAGGCCATGGGCGGCCAGTGGGATCCCTTCCACAAGGAGTGGGTACTGCCCTACAGCCTGGATACCTGGCAGGGGCTGTTGCTGGCCGTCCCCGGTATCGAGGGTGACGCGGCCGTGAAGAAAGACTTTGAGATGCCAGTGGCGGTCGAAAAGAAAATCATCTCCGGTATCGGCCCCATGCCTTTAAAAACAGGGATCACGCCTTTTGGGCACCAGTACGCCGCCTATGCGGAAGCTTTGAACCTTTTTCATCAGGGGCGGTGCGGCTACGGCTTTTTCTTTGAGATGGGATGCGGGAAATCCCTGACCGCCGTGGCCGTCGCAGGACAGCTCTATCTTGAAAAGCAGATTCGCACCCTGCTGATCGTGGCCCCCCTTTCCGTCATTCCCGTATGGCCGAGAGAGTTTGGGGATTACGCCGGCTATCCCTACAGCGTCACCGTGCTGGATGACAGCAGCCGGAAAAAAAAGCTCGAAAAGCTGAAAGCTGCAAAAGGAAAGCCCGGCCTGTGCGTGGTCGCCATCAACTACGAAAGCTGCTGGCGCCTGGAGACTGAACTGCTCGCCTTTGGCTTTGACATGATCATCGCCGATGAAGGGCAGCGGATCAAGGATCCCTTGTCCAAGCAGTCCAAGGCCCTGCACCATCTGGGCGATCAGGCGCGTTATAAGCTGGATCTGACCGGTACCCCGGTGTCCAACTCACCCCTGGATTATTTCTCCCAGTATCGGTTCATGGACCGTGAAATCTTTGGAGACAGCTGGTATGCCTTTAGGGGAAACTATGCCTTCATGGGACAGGGCACCAACCATGCCACTGGGAAAACCTATTCCCAGGTCATCGGCTATCGGAATCTGGGGGATTTGGTAACAAAAGCTCACAGCATCGCCTACCGAGTGACCAAAGAGCAGGCCCTGGACCTGCCCGATCAATTGGATGAAACCCTGTATTGTCATTTTGAAGCCCCTGCCGCCAGAGCCTACAGAGACCTGGTGAAAGACAGCATCGCCGAGCTTGACAACCTGCCCGCAGTGACAGCCCAGCACGTCATCACCCAACTGCTGCGTCTGAGCCAGATCTGCGGGGGCTTTGTGAAACTGGATACCGAGGGGTACGAGAACGATCCCAACGCAGGGAAGCTGATTCCCATCAGCAAAGCCAAGATCAAGCTCTTCGAAGAACTGCTTGGCGACTTACTCTCTGTGGAGGGAAAGAAAGTAGTCGTGTTCGCCCGGTTTACCGCCGAGATTAAGCTACTGCGGGAAGTCCTTGAAAAACAGCTTGGGGCAGACGGGTACCGGATGATTGACGGCAGCGTGCCCAAGGACGTGCGCGGCGAATATGTCGAAGACTTTCAGAAAAATCCCGCTATCCGGGTCTTTCTGGCCCAGATTCAGACCGCCGGCCTGGGCATTACCCTGACCGCGGCCGATACGACAGTTTACTACAGCACTGATTACAGTTACGCGGCCTATGAACAGAGCCGGGCCAGGACCCACCGGATCGGGCAGAAAAACAATTGCACCTATATTCATCTGGTGGTCAAAGATACCGTGGATGAAAAGATCCTGGAGGCCCTGAGCCAAAAGAAAAGCATTGCCGACCTGTGTGTCGACAACTATCAAAAATTATTAGGAGGAACCAAGAAATGATGGAAGTAACCCAGAAAGCTCTGGAGCTCAAGGAAGTGGACGAGCTGATCAAGGGCATGGAAAAAGAACTGAAAGACTATAAGGCCCTGAGGGATGAGACGAACCGGGAACTGGCTAACCTGATGGTGGATGAGGAAATGCAGTCCCTGAACTGCGCGGGCACCACCTTCTACCTGACGCAGCAGCGCCAGGTAAATTATGATAAGGATCAGGAGGCCGCTTTCTTTGAGGCCCTTCGTTCTCATGATTATGGCGGCATTATCCGTGAGACCATCAGCAATCAGACCCTAAAGGCCACGGTGACCAAAGAGATCATGCAAGACGATGCCGCTGGCAACCGGGTACTGCCAGACTGGGCCGCCCCTTATTTAAACATTTTTGAACAGCCAAAAGTAAACATGCGCAAAGCGTGAGAAAGAGGAAAAAACAATGACAACCAAAAATGAACTCATGACCATGGAAATTGCCGCACTGGGTGAAACCGGCCTTGGTTTAACCCAGGAGGAAATAGCAGAAGAGCTTGGCGGGGACATTCCCCAGTATCCCCGCATCAAAATCCCTGCCGGCGGGGGCATTGCTTTTGAGATCCCCGGCGAAGACCCGGAAAATCCGGAGATTGAAAAAGAGATCATCGGCGTGGTGGTCTGGCATCATAAATCCAATGCCTATTGGGCTGTGTCGAGCGATGACAATACACCGCCGGACTGTCTGAGCCATGATGGTGTCCAGGGCATTGGCAGTCCTGGCGGGAGCTGTAAGGAATGCCAACTCAACGCCTTTGGCTCCGGAGAGGGTGGAAAGGGCAAGGCCTGTAAGAACATGGAACAGCTCTATATCCTTCAGCCTGAAAACCTGCTGCCCGTGGTCGTCTCTCTTCCGCCCACCAGCTTGAATAACTGGCGGACTTACAAGACCCTGCTCATTAGCCGAGGAAAAAAGGTCAATGCGGTCGTGACGAAAATTACCCTGAGCAAAAAGAATACCGGTGGCAATGACTACAGTGTGGCTAACTTCAAAATCGCTGGCAATCTTAATCCGGAAACAGTAGGGGCCGCCACCATTTACCGACAGAGTATCAAAGATATGCTGGCTCAGCAGGCCGCTGAAGCGATGGTTCAGGCCGAATCGGCCCCAATCGACGCCGACTTTACCGAAATCCCTGATGACGAGGTCCCATTCAAATAGATAGGAGAAACCCATGCCAAACTTTTTAACAAGCGCCCTGAAATTTGCCCGCGGCGGCTTTCCGGTCTTTCCGGTGGCTGCCCGGGGCAAAGCGCCCCTCACCGAAAACGGGCTCAAGGACGCGACGACCGACGAGAGACAGATTAACCGCTGGTGGTCCAAGTGGCCGGATGCTAACATCGCCATGGCCACCGGTCACGGCATGGTGGTCCTGGATATTGACGTCGATGCAGACAGGGGCGTGGATGGCTATGACAGCCTGCGCCTCTGGGAATCCGAATTTGAAGCGCTTCCAGAGACCTGGATGGTTTTGACCGGAGGCGGCGGCATCCATTACTATTTCAAAACCGACAAAGAAATCCGAAACCGCACCGGCGTGCTGCCCGGCGTGGACGTGCGGGGCGATGGCGGCTATGTTATTGTGCCGCCGTCCATCCATCCGAATGGCCGCGCCTATGAGTGGGAGGCGGTCTCCTTTGATTATAAAGTGCCCGTCCCCCTTCCCGAGGATCTTTATGCGCTGATGGTAAATAACAGCACGCGTGACCATCCAAAGTTTGAACTGCCCGAGCGAATCCCAGAGGGCGAGCGCAACGATACCCTTTTCCGGTACGCTGCCAGCCTCCAAGGTAAAGGCCGTACCGACTTTGAAATCATGGCCATTGTTCAGGCTGCCAATGATCAGTGCTGTGATGTTCCCTTGAAGCCCGGAGAAGTGGAAACCCTTGTAAACTCGGCCCTGCGCTATGACAAAGGCGAGGATCAGGCCGCCACAACCGCAGAGAGCAAAGACACCCTGAAAAAAGTAGCGGAGGCTGAGGATGTGGAGCGCCTTCTCTCAAGGGAAACCTTTGACCATATCTTTGCGATCAAGGATCCCTTCGAGCGGGAAAAACAGATTGCCAAAATGAAAGCCGCAGCCCGCAGCCTCAAGGTCACCCAGAGCTTTAATAACCTGCTGCGGGCCCACCAGAAGGAGCGGGCCATGGCCAAGAAACAGGCCGAGTCCCAGGACATCCAGTTTACCGATCCACCCATCAAAGGATTGAAATGTGGGGAGTGGATTGCTGAAGATTCCGGGATCTACCGGTGTGTGGAAAAAAACAGCGGTGACGCCTTTAAAGAGTATGCCTGCAGCCATCCTGTCATCATCACTGAACGCCTGTGCAATATTGACACTGAGACCGAGAAGCTGACCCTGGCTTTTCTGAAGGATGACAAGTGGCAGACCCTGATCGTGGAACGCTCCACCCTGGCCAGCCGCACTAAGGTCATTGAACTGGCAGACCGGGGCATTGCCGTCAACTCTGAAAACGCCAAAGCCTTTATCCGGTATCTGGCCGATCTCGAAAGCCTGAACCTGGATAAAATCCCAGCCTACCAGAGCATTGACCGGATGGGATGGATTGGGACCGCCTTCAGCCCCTATGTGAAAGATATCCGCTTTGACGGTGACGCTAAGAACCGCGAAATATTCGAAGCTGTCACCGAAGCCGGCGATTACGAGACCTGGAAAACCCTGTGTCAGAGTATCCGTCAAACAAGCGTCATCGGTAAGATTATGCTGGCGGCAAGCTTTGCCTCCTGTTTAATCGAACCCATGGCAAAACTGCCCTTTTTCGTCCATCTGTGGGGCGGCACCGAGGCTGGCAAGACCGTGGCTCTGATGCTTGCGGCCTCCGTCTGGGGCAACCCGGCCGTTGGAAAGCTGACCCGAAGCTTTAACGCCACGCTGGTAGGCCTTGAACGGGCAGCTGCCTTTAACTACGCCATCCCCCTGGTGCTGGATGAACTTCAGACCATCAAGGATTCTTATGGCGGTGGTTTTGACAAGATCGTCTATAACCTCTGCGAAGGGCAGGGGAAAATCCGGGGACTGAAGGCCGGGGGCATTGAGCGGATGAACAGGTGGAAAAACGTGTTCTTATCTTCCGGGGAGCAGCCTCTGAGCAGCGACACCAGCGGCGGCGGGGCAAAGAACCGGTGTGTTGAAATCGGCTGTAAAACAAACATCTTTGAGAATGCCCGGACCGTGGCAGACACCGTGCAGGGGAACTACGGCTTTGCAGGAAAGCGCTTCGTTCAATTTTTGCAAAACGAGGCTGTTTTTGACCTTATACGACCCCAGTTTGACGCGTTTTATGATGAACTGATCAAGCGGGGATCCACGGAAAAACAATGCCTTGCCGGGGCCATGCTGCTCTTTGCAGATATGATCGCCGCCGACATGATTTTTGAGGATGGCGCCCCGCTGACCGTGGAGGAACTGGGGCCCTTTCTGACCACTCGGGAAGAGATCGACGTGGCCGCAAGGGCTCACGCCTGGATTCTTGCCTGGATTGCCTCTAATCAGTTTCATTTTCAGAAAATGGGCATGGACGGCAGGCCTGACCCCATGCAGGAGAACATTGCCATCTGGGGACGGGTCGAACGGGACGGCTATACCAGCATCATCGGTTCTCGCCTGGCAGAGGATATTGAGAAAGCCGGCTTCAGCTACCGGGCGGTTTTATCCGCCCTGGCAGACCGGGACGCCTTGGCACCATCCGGCGGGAAAAACACCTGCACGGTTCGCATCAACGGCTGTCCGGTCCGATGCGTCCGGATCAAGACCAACCAAACATTGGACGGCGAACAGATCAGCCTCCTGGACGACCCGGATTTTTATGAATTAGACGACACCCATACAGCGTAAAGCGCCACAAGGTGTAACACCGTAACACCGGCGTAACACTTTTTGAAAAAGAAAGTGTTACGCCCTCAAAACCGCATGAATCCAGACTTCTTTAATATCTTTTTATGGTATGTAACACTGTAACACTTAAAAAGAAACTCTCTATACGCGAGGAAAACAAAATACTTTAACAAAGTGAAGTGGCGTATCTTACACTTATATATAGGTGAGCGTGTTTTGCCAAAAAAGGTGTTACAGTGTTACACCCCGTATTCATGCGGGTTTGAACACCAGAACCGGTGTTACGGTTTGTGTTACAACCCGGGGCTCAAGTGTTACATGGAGGAAATATGAACGAAAAACGCGATGTGAGCGATAAAATCGAAGCCTACTGCAAAGCGCACCCGGATTATTTTATCCGGAAGATTCACTGCGGCGCTTACCAGGGGAAGGGTCTTCCCGATCTCTGGGGCTGCTACAAAGGCATGTTTATCTGCTGCGAAGCCAAAACCGATAAAGGGCGGCCCTCAAAGCTGCAGGAACATTATATCAAACTGATCAACGCCGCCGGCGGGTGCGCGTTTATTGCCAGAAGCCTGGAAGATTTTATCCAGGCGGTTGAGAAAGGATATCAGAGTATGAAAAAAGAACCCGATCAAATGAAAAACCAATGGCATGTATTAACCGAAGCGGATCGGCCAGTGGATGGTCAGAACTGCTTTATTACAACCGTTGACTACGATGTAAAGCCAGCGCGCTATATGGATTTACAGACAAAGACCTACAAGGGAATTTTTTTCCTGGGAGAAGATTTTAGCTGCTCGTGTAATGGCGACGAGGTTCTGGCGTGGATGCCGCTTGTGCTGCCAGTGCCGTGGGAAGAGAGAAAAGAAAATGACTGAAAACCAGCAAAAATACGCCGATCTGATCAAGCATGCGCTGGAAAGCGATCGAACCATGATTCTGATCGAGCCCATGAAAATGGCCCTGATGGAGGCGCTCCGGGTGCACGTGCAGCCCCAGGGAGAAAAACGCCGGTCCTTTGACACCATTGTGCCCACAGAAAAGGGGAACTGGGATGTGGCGGTGAAGAATCTGCGGACGCGGATTAATTATGTGTATGGGGGTAAAGTCGTATGATTAAACTCGACCCAACCAAAATGTACTACCTGTCCCACCCGTGTACGAGCATGGGGACGATGGCAGAAAATAAAAATCATGAGCAAGAGTGTGCGGATGACATCCTGGGTTCTCAGGAGGGCGTTTCATACCGAAGTCGTCCATGGAAAAACAAGATCAAGCTCGTCCGGCCATTGACGCTGATTCCAGAGTGCATGCCGGGATATGAAGCTATGAAGCGGTGTATGCTGATTCTGGCTTCCTGTGATGCCATCGTAATGTGTGGTGATTGGAAGCAGTCAGAAGGCTGTAAAATGGAGTTACAGGCCGCGAAGGCAAACGGGCTGGAAGTTTTGTATTATGAGCAGGTGGTGAAAGATTAGCTTATGAATCCAACCGAGATCAAAGCAGAATTAGAGCGTCTGAATCAAGCCCGTCTGGACATTTTGAAATACCAGGTCCCGGAGAGCGTAAAATCAGAGACAAGTTATGTTGACGCAGATAGTATCCACGGGAACCATCGTCGGGCGGCGATTGACATTTTTGAAGAGTACCAGAGAATAACGGACAGGATGGATACCCTGAGACAAGAGCTTAAAGACTGTGTTGACCGTTTTGAAAGCTTAGCAGAGAAAGTATTGTTTCTGGTGAACGTCTACGGCATGACGCAGAAAGAGGTGGCAGAGTATTTGGGGTATAGTTATGGCTATATCCGGCGTGTTTTTATGAATGCCGAAAACAGGTAACAATTTAGGTAACACTCTAACCGATAAAAAACACCCCATATGTGGTATAATGGCGTTAACAAGAGTGTAATCAAGAGGCCACGGCAGGAGCTGTGGTCTTTTTTCGTACGTAAAAAAGAGAGGTGAGGTGGTTGCCGGACACAAGAGATTTAGCTTATCAGGATTATCTCGAGGGCATGAAATACAAAGATATCGCGAAAAAATATGGCGTCAGCCTGTCCGCTGTAAAGTCCTGGGCAGCCCGGTACTGGAAAAAAGGGAGTTGCAACTCTGCAACCAAAAAAGTTGCAACCAAAAGGAAAGACCAGAAAATTATCGCTGAAGAAGTTGAGCAGATCCTGGGCAATAATGGTCTCACCGATAAACAGCGCCTGTTTTGCTTGTGTTATATTCGTTGTTTCAACGCAACGAAAGCAGCCATAAAAGCTGGGTACAGTGCAGAAACAGCCTACTCCATTGGCTTTGAGAACCTGAAAAAACCTGAAATCAAGGCAGAAATAGAACGCCTTAAGCAGAGCCGCCTGAACCGGGAGTTGCTTTCCGAGGACGATCTGTTTCAAAAATACATGGACATCGCCTTTTCCGATATGACGGATTATGCGAGCTTTGGACCCGGGGGCGTTGTTTTAAAAGATTCCGGACAGGTAGACGGCACACTGATTACCGAGGTCAAGGAAGGAAAAGCCGGCGTGTCTGTGAAGCTGGCCGACCGGATGCAGGCACTCAAATGGCTGACGGACCGATATACAAGTTTTAATCCCGAGCAGCAGGCGCGGATCGACAAATATAAAGCCGAGACCGCCAAGGTAGAAGCCGAAAACAAAGAACGCGCCGGCGGTGAGCAGCCTGGAGACGATGGTTTCCTGGAAGCTTTGAACGGCAGCGTGGCAAAGGATTGGGCCGATGAAGATTAAAAAAGCAGCCTTCCGGTTTAAGCCCTTTTCCAAGAAGCAGCGCAAAATTTTAAACTGGTGGTGTCTGGACAGCCCAGTTAAGGACAAGGACGGGATCATCGCCGATGGTGCCATCCGGTCCGGGAAAACCTTAGCCATGTCCCTTTCCTTTGTGATCTGGGCCATGACGAGCTTTCAGGGCCAGAATTTTGGCATGTGCGGCAAGACCATCGGTTCCTTCCGCCGGAACGTACTGTTCTGGCTCAAGATCATGCTCCGGAGCCGGGGCTACAAAGTAAAAGATCACCGCAGCGACAACCTGCTGGAGGTCACCCGGGGCGATACCGTCAATTACTTTTATATCTTCGGCGGAAAAGATGAACGCAGTCAAGACCTTATTCAAGGCATCACTTTAGCGGGTGTCTTCTTCGATGAAGTGGCTCTGATGCCCGAGAGCTTTGTCAACCAGGCAACCGGGCGCTGCTCTGTGGACGGTTCAAAGTTCTGGTTTAACTGCAACCCGGACGGGCCTTATCACTGGTTTAAATTAAACTGGATTGATCAGTGTACCGGATATCTTACCAGGAAGCAACAGGAAGAGCTCAGGAATAAAAACATTGAGCTGAAGGATATCTTGTACCTCCATTTTACCATGGAGGACAACCTCAGCCTGTCTGAAAAGATCAAGGCGAGGTACCGCGCCATGTATACCGGCGTGTTTTACAAGCGCTATATTCTGGGCCTGTGGTGTGCAGCTGACGGCCTGATCTACGACATGTTTGACAAGGCAAAGCACGTGGTCAGCCAGATCAAAGAAACGCTGCTGCCAAAGCATTATGTTTCCTGTGACTACGGCACCCAGAACGCCACCGTCTTTTTACTCTGGCAGCGTGGCGAAAGCGGTGTCTGGTACTGCATCCGGGAGTACTATTACTCCGGAAGAGACGAGAGCAAACAGAAAACCGATATCCAGTACGTCGAGGATTTAAAGCAGTTCCTCGGCGGTATCAAACCAACAGCCGTGGTGGTGGACCCATCAGCGGCTTCTTTTATTGCGCAGTTAAAACAGAGCGGCTTTCGTGTCAAGAAAGCCAAAAATGACGTGCTTGACGGCATCCGTTTCGTCGGGACCCAGTTAAACCTTGGGAAGATCCGCTTTCTGGACAGCTGCGAAAACACCATCAAAGAATTCAGTTCCTACACATGGGACGAAAAAGCCGTTGACCGCGGCGAGGACAAGCCTGTCAAGGAATATGACCATGCCATGGATGCGGTGCGGTATTTCTGTTACACAATCATCCGCAGACGTTCTAAAGATATCATGCAATCAGAATAAGGAGTGCATCAATGAGCATAATCACAAAAATCAAGGAGGTGTTCAGGCGCTTGTTTACAAGGCAGAATATTCAAAGCAAAATCAATACCACCATCGCTGTGTCCGACAAAATGGCCGCTGCCATTGACCTGTGGACACGCTGTTACAAGAACCATCCGCCCTGGCGGTATGACAAAAACGGTAAGGAAAAAGTAAAGACCCTCAACCTGCCGGCCATCATTGCCAGCGAACTGTCAAGACTGGTCACCACTGAGCTTGAAACCTCCGTGGAAAACAAAACATTGGACGAAGCCTACCAGACCGTTGCCCGGGACCTGCGCCATTGCTGTGAACTGGGCTGTGCCGGCGGAGGTCTGGCCTTTAAGCCAGTACCCGAAAATGGCCGGATCAGCGTGGACTACGTCTCAGCAGAGAGCTTTTTTCCCACAGACTACGACACCAACGGAGACATTACCGGCGCCATCTTTGTGGATAAGCTGACCAAGGGCGATACCGTCTACACGAAGCTGGAACAGCACCGGTTAGAAGGCAAGCAATACACCATCCGCAACTACGCCTTTAAAAACGAAACCCAGGACCCCGATGTTACCGAAGATCTGGGGTGGCCGATTGCATTAGCAGACGTCTCAGAATGGGCAGCCATCGAGGAAGAAAAGGTCATCGCCCCAGTGCTGGCACCGCTCTTTGCCTATTTTAAGATGCCGGGCACCAACCCCATTGACAAGACCAGCCCTCTGGGCGTCTCCTGCTTCGCGAAAGCCCTTGAGCAGATCGAACAGGCTGACCGCCAGTATGACCGGCTGCTGTGGGAGTACGAAGGCTCCGAACTGGCCCTTGATCTACCCGCAGACTGGTTTGCTTTTGATGAGGTAAAACAAAAGTGGCGCCTGCCAGAGGGGAAAGAACGGCTCTTCAGAGTCCATGATATGGATGATGGTGAAAACAGCCGGTACAACATCTTCTCCCCAGCCATCCGGGACGCCAGCCTGTTCAACGGCCTTGACAACCTGCTCAAACGGATTGAGTTCAACTGCGGCCTGTCCTACGGCACCATCAGCGATCCTCAGAACGTGGATAAAACCGCGACAGAGATCATCAGCTCAAAGCAGCGGCTTTACAGCACCGTCAAGGATATTCAACTGGGCTTGGAAGACGCTCTTCAGCAGTTAGTTTACGCCATAAGCGTGTGGATGAACCTCAGTGGCCAGACCGTACCTGTTGGTCCGGAGGTCACCTTCAACTGGGATGACTCCATCGTGATCGACAAGCAGGCTGAACTACTGGCCATGCAGCAGGATGTGGCCAGCGGGATTCTCAGACCGGAAATTTATCTGGCCAAGAAATACGGTGTCACTGAAAAAGAAGCCCTCAAAATGATGCCGGATACTGAGGAAAGTATTGATACAGGGCTGTCTGTATCCGATCCCAACAGCGGAGGGAACACAGATGAAATCAAACATTCTGATGAGGTGGAAGCTGCGGAAGAGATCGTCGGCAAAACCCTGAATGGTGCCCAGACCCAATCCCTTTTGGGGATCATCGGCCAGTACAGCAAAGGCGAGCTGACGCTGGGTCAGGCAATTAACCTCATATCCGTTGCCATTGGCATCAGCAAGGAGGAAGCCAAAAAGATCATTGAGGGGTCTGAATAATGCTGACCCCAGAACAATATGACAAGATTGCCGACCACCTGACCGGCCTTTTCCAGGACCTGGAAGCTTTTATCATCCAGGACTTTGTAAGGCGGGTCACCACCGCAGGCACCATCACCGAAACTGCGAGGTACCAGATCATTAAAACGGAGCAGATGGGGCTGAGCACCCAGGCCATCAAAGAAGCCCTTCAACAGGCTTTAAACATCTCAAACGAAGAAATCGACCACCTGTTTAAGGAATGGGGGCTTGAAGCCATAAGGGTAGAAAACGGCATTGCCAGCCAGGCGGGGATTGATCCCATAACACTGGAAACCCACCCGGAACTCGAACTGATCATCGAATCCGCCATCGACCAGACAAAAGGCGAGCTGGTCAACATGACCGGCACCCTGGGCTTTGCGCAGAAGATCAACGGCAAAATTGTCTTTACCGAGCTGTCCCAGTATTTTCAGAAAGAAATGGACTTTGTGCAGATGCAGGTTCAGAGCGGGGCCCTGGATTATAACAGCGCCATAAGGCAGAGCGTGAAACGTATGGCCGATAGCGGACTTAGAACAGTTGACTATGCCAGCGGCTGGAGTAACCACCTGGATGTCGCTGCGCGACGGGCAACCCTCACCGGCGCTAACCAGATGTCCGGCAAGCTGACCGACGCCCTGGGCGAGGAAATGGCCTGCAACTTTGTTGAGGTCACGGCCCACGCCGGGGCCAGAAACACTGGCAGCGGTCCCGCGAACCATGCCAGCTGGCAGGGAAAGGTCTATGCCCGGAAAGGTGAGACTAAAGAGTATCCAAACCTTGTGAAGGCAACCGGCTATGGAACGGGCGCAGGCCTGAAAGGCTGGAACTGCCGGCATGACTATAACAACTTCTGGCCCGGTTATTCCGAACGCACCTGGACGGACGAAGAACTGGCCAACATTGACCCGCCGCCCTTTTCCTACAAAGGCAGGGAGTATGACTATTACGCCGCCAACCAACGGCAGCGCGCCATTGAGCGGGCGATCCGGAAAACCAAACGGGAGCTGATCGGCTATGACGCAGCTGGAGATAAGGAAGCCTTCACCGCTGCCAGTATCAAGCTCCAACGGCAGCGGCAGGAATATCAGAGCTTCAGCAAAGCCGCGGGTCTCCGTCAAAAGCCTGAACGGCACCAGGTGTACCGGTTTGATCGTAAGATTGGTCAGAAAGCCACACAGGCTCGGAAAAAACAAGAAGAAAAACTCAGGCAAGAAGCCCGGGAACGTGCTATAATAGAAGAAATAAAGGGTGCAGGCGTAAAAGGTGAAGTTCACCTCAAACCTAAAAAGATCACCCTTGACCACGTGTCCTTTGACGAGAAACATATCAATGCTGAGAGAGCGCACGAAGTAACGCTCGAAGAAGCCAAACTGTTTATTGAGAACGCGAGAATCTCAGTCACGGTCTGGAAAGGCCAGTATGAGCGTTTTTACAGCGATCAAGGCGTTGTGTACTTTGATTTGGACAACAATCTGATCCGAACAGCCTTTAAACCTGAAGAGTTCAAAGGCGATGTGTTAAAACTTTTGGAGGTGTTAAACAAATATGGACTATAAGACAAGCTATCGGCATTGTCCCCTTATGGATGCGGCCATTGACGATGGTACTTGCTTTGATATCCACATGGTGGTCGAGGATTCGGCCCCGGATTGGACAGCGCCAGAAAAGGCTATCAAGCAAGAAAATTTTAAAGAAATTTGTCTCAAGTGTGAGCACCATCACACGGACTAACCACCAACCGGTAAAGCGGAAGGTGGTTTTTTAGTACCCCAAATAAGGAGAAAACCATGCGATTAGATTTTATGCCCTATAATTTTTGTAAAATGAACCGCCCTCTGCAGAACCTTGTGATTGAAACAGAGATATGCGGATACGCAAGCGACCCCTGTAAAACCTACAAAAACTCGCTGGAATGCACCAACCGCGAAGCATGCCGTGCGTTTCTGGCATTTGAGAAAGGCAGCGAAAAATGAGTTTACCAAAAAAAGTTAAAATTGGCTGGAAAGAATATAAGATTTTAGAGCAGCCACCAGACGAAGCCTTAATTGACGGCGGCACCATCTGTTACGGCCAGGTTTTTTATGACCGGCAGGAGATTTATATCAATAAAAATTACCGAAAGAAACACAAGAAGGCAACGCTGTTGCACGAGGTGATCCATGCCATTGATGAACAGTACAGCATTGACTTAAAAGAGGAGCAGGTTGTCAGTCTTACACACGGCCTTATGTCTGTTTTAAAGGATAATCCTGAAATTTTATCCAGGAGGTGATCCCACATCTCGCCAAAGACGTGCGTCAACGTCTTATTTTTATACTCAAATCCGGGACCGTCCCTAAGTCGCGAAACTAAGGGAGCACAGAGGACGCGACCCTCGCGAAAAAAGCGCAGTGCTTGAAAGGAACACATGAAACGAGCAACCCTTGAGGCCATGGGCCTTGAAAAAGAACAGATTGACCAGATTCTGGATGAAAACAGCGCGGACATTGGCAGAGAACGGGCCAAGGCCGACGCGAAGCAGGAAAAAATCAGCGCACTGGAAGGCGAGCTTTCCAAGAAGGACGCCGAGATTGAAGCACTCAAAAAAGCAGACCCCGAGGGCTTGCAAACCAAGCTTACTGAGCTGCAAAAGAAGTATGACACGGACATTGCGGCCTGGGAGGAGAAAGAAGCCAAACGCACCTATGAAGAACGCCGCGCCGCTTTCTTTGGTGATACAACCTTTACAGATGATTACACAAAACGCGGTATATTGGCTGAATTCGACGAAAAAGGCTTTGAGTATGACGAAGCCTCCGGAACCTTTAAAGACGCGGATACGTGGCTGTCTGAGCTGAAAAACAGCGTCCCGACCGCCTTCCGGGATCCGAAGACCATTCCCCAGATTGTGAACCCCTCCAAGGGTGACCCTGGGGACATGAGCATCACCGCGGATCAATTCAAGAATATGACGTACATGGAAAAATTAAAATTCAAAAACGAACAGCCAGACGCTTATAAAGCGCTCAAAACGGCTGAGTAAGGAGATTAAATTATGGCGGGAACTTTTTTAAACTACCCCTTTGACGAAGAACTGTTTATGCAGGCATGGGCCGAAGAACCCGATCCTGTAAAGACCGCGCTGCTTGACAGCGGCGTCATGGTGGAGGATTCCCAGATTGCCGGACAGATCGCCGGCGGGGGCAACCTATACACCATCCCATTCTACAAACCATTATCCGGTACCCCAGCGAACTACGATGGCTCCACCGACGTGCCCGTCGAAGAAACCGCTGCGGATTGCCAGTCCGGTGTGGTCTATGGCCGCACCCAGGGCTTTATGGCCCGTGACTTTGTGTCTGACCTTTCCGGCGCAGACCCCATGGGGCATATCGCAGCATCGGTGGCGCGTTTTTGGAACCGCTACCGTCAGGCCGTTATCCTCAAGGTACTGTCCGCTATTTTCGGCATTACAACCCCAGCCGATTGGAAAAACAAGCATACTGCAGAGGAAGTGTCCGCCACCGCAGACCCGGCCCTGATTACCGCCACCCACCTCAACGACCTGGCAACCCAGGCGTGCGGAGACAACAAAAACATTTTTCAGCTGGCCATCATGCATTCCGATGTGGCCAAAACCCTGGAAAATCTCCAGCTGCTGGAATTCTGGAAACAGACCGACGCCAACGGCATTCAGCGCCCGGTCAACCTGGCTTCCTGCAATGGCTATACTGTGCTCATTGATGATGGTGTACCGGTTGAGGCAGTGGGCGGCGAAGGCGCCAATAAGGCACTGAAGAAATATACCACCTACCTGCTGGGAACCGGCGTGCTGCGCCATGCCAACGGGAAACTGGACAAGCCGGGAGCCGTGCCCGTGCGTGACGAAATCACCAACGGCGGTCAGGAAACCCTGGTGACCCGCATTCGTGAAACCATCCATCCGAACGGATTCAGCTTCAAGATTCCAACCAGCAGCTGGACGGAATCCCCGACCGATGCGCAGCTGGCCGCCACCGCCAACTGGGCATGCAAGTTCAACCCGAAGGCGATTCCGATCGCGAGACTGATCACTAACGGTTAAGAAGGAGGCGTAAACATGATTTACGCAGATTTTGAGTATTACCGAGACGTCTTTCATGGGACGAAGATTAAGGAACAAGCAGAATTCGAGGGGCTTGCGGTCAAAGCGACCGCGGACCTCGACAGGCTGACCTTTGGACGGATTGACCCAGAGGCGCCCATCAGTGAAGCGGTCAAAAACGCCATGTGCGCGGTGGCCGAAACGCGAAAGGCTCACGCGTCCGGCGAGGCGGGCATTGCCTCGGCGACCATTGGCAGAAAATCCGTGACCTACGCAAACGCGGACAAGCAGACCCTGGAGCGCGACAGCACCAAAGCCGCTTACCCGTTTCTGATCAACACAGGTTTGCTCTACCGAGGGTTTTACCCGGGTGAAAACCGATGATTGAGCCCAACGCCGATATCACCATCGTCCATCTGAACGACGAAGGACCCCCGGATACCGACCATATCTATGGCGTGGATTGGCAGGGGGAGCGCAAGACGGGCGTCACCGACAACGGCCTTCAGGCAGCGGATGTGATTACCATCTTTATCCCCAAGAGCCGCAAAGACACAATAACCATGCAGAAAACCGATTTTGTGGTGCGAGGGATTAAAACCTACAACGAAACAGGCAAAGCCCTGCGGCGGGCCTTGGAAAAGGATCAGGCTGTCACCATCCTTTCGATAGTGGACAACCTGGATTTCAGACCTGAGTTACTCGCGCACATTGAACTGGGGTGTAAATAATGGCAAAAGGGACAAAAATCCGCCTGGAAATGGACAGCGCCCACAAGATTCTGTCCAAGCGCAAGCTGGGAAAGGGCGGTGAAGCCCAGAAGAAACTCCTGACCGAGATAAGAAGGGCAACCGACCCTTATGTCCCCAAGGATACTGGACACCTTAAAAACACCTCGCGTATCGTCCCATCCAAAGGGCAGCTGATCTACCCGGGACCTTACGCGCGGTACCAGTATTACGGTAAGGTCATGGGCCCCAACATCCCAATCATGCAGGATGGGATGCTGGAAGGCTTCTTTTCAAAAGCCCCGAAAAAGCTGACCAATAAAAAGTTAAAGTATGCCGGCGCCCCCATGCGGGGCTCCCATTGGGCTACCCGAGCATGGGCCGCCCGGGGTGACGCCATTGTAAGGGCCGTGGCCGGCATGATTGGAGGAAAAGCAAAATGAAACCCTTCATCGAGGTGGTGCGGGACTTTATCAAGACCTGCCCCTACCTACCCGAGTTTGAATCCGGCGTGAAGCAGATCGGCGTGGACTTTCTCGGGGAAGACCCGGAAACCTACGTAGTTGAGAGCATGCCCGTGGATCCGGTGGTTAAGACTTATGTTAACGGTGATGCGGAAAAACAGTTTGGCTTTATCTTTGCCAGCAAGGAATACTATGGCCGGGACGCTATCATCAACATTGAAAATCTCGGCTTTTATGACAACTTCGCTCTGTGGCTGACCCAGCAGACCATGTTCAAGAAACTGCCAAAGCTGGACGGCGGGCGGACCGCCCTCAGCATGGAAGCCACCCTGACCCCTTATCTGTTTGACGTGGACCCTGACGCGAGCGTTGCCCGTTACCAGATCCAGTGTGTATTAAAATATTTTGAGCCGGCGCCAGAGGAGCCCGGCATGTAAGGAGGAACAGTAATGGAAAAACTCATGCGGTACAATATCGCGGATTATTTAAATATCGGAACCGATACCGAAGAATACGCCCTGATGGGCACAGGCTTTAACAGCCTCAATGAAAGCCCCAACGCCCAGGTGGACACCAAGGCCTACATCAACGACAAATCGACCTCATCCACCACCACGGGCTACCAGGGGCAATTCCCTTTTGAAGCGGACATGATCAAAGATGAACGAGCCCTCATGAAGCTCTATGAGATTGGGCGCAATCAGAAGACCGGCGTGGATGCCGAGGTGGACTACGTGCGCGTGGAACTCTTTGAGCCGGTCGCCAGCAAGGACAATACCTTTAAGGCGCGCAAGTTCCGATGCTCCACTGAAATTTCGGACATTTCCGGTGAAGGGGCACAGCCCCTGGTACTCTCCGGCAACCTGAACCAGGTGGGTGACCTGATCGACGGCGAGTTTAACACCACCACCAGGACCTTTACACCTGCGGGGGAGTAAAAACCCCGCTGAAGGCCGTCTCAATCGCTGGGACGGCCAAAGTGGGGCAGACCTTAACCGCTAATATCGACCCGACCGATGCGACTGCGACTTACCAGTGGAAGGTTGCTGACAGCGCGGGCGGCAGCTATAGTGATATCCCAGAAGCGACGAATAAAACCCTGCTTCTCGCAGCCGAACAGCAGGGCAAGTTTATAAAAGCAGAAGCAACGGGTACCGGAAAATTTGAAGGCATCAAACTGAGCGCTGCAACCGCAGCCGTGGCCCCGCAGGCCTGAGTAATGAAAGTGAGGAAGTAAACAATGAGTAGATTTACCTTTAGCCAGAGCGCGATCCCAATTGATATAGAAGACCAGCATTTTGAGATTCCCTTTAACCAGGGGCTCTTTGAGAAAAAAGACAAACTGCTGAAAGAAGCACAGAAAACGCTGGAGGCGACAAATGCGGACAGCGACGAAAAAGAAACCCTTGACCGCGCCTTTAAGTTCTTTAAAAAGGCACTAGATGCGCTTCTTGGAAAAGGCGCCCATGATAAAATCTTTGGCAGCCGGAAACAGGACGTCATTGAGGAGACCGATGTGCTGTATTTTGTGATCGGCCAGATCAACGCCTATGAGCAGAGCCGTTACCAGCCCGCTAAAACCGCAGCGCCCATGACCAAGCCTGCTAAAAAGAAGAAAAAGAAATGAACCCCTTAATTGAGGACTTACCCGTGACGGTCTGGCTGGATGGCGTGGAATACCCCATGAATACGGATTTCCGCACCTCCATTGAATTTGAGACCTGCATGATGGATCCGAAGCTGACTTATGAGGCGCGGCAGGAAAAAGCGCTGGTCTTATATTTCGGCGGCATCCCCCGGGACGTGGAGGCCGCCTTGGAGGCCATCCTGGCTTTTTACCGCTGTGACCCGGACTTCAGCATTGAGCAGGCCCAGGAGGAACCGACAAAACCGGAACGCCCCATCTATTCCTATGAGCGTGATTTTAAGTACATCTATGCCTCTTTTCTGGAGCAGTACGGTATTGACCTGTACGCCACCGAATATCTGCACTGGTGGAAGTTTAAGGCCATGTTTGAATCCTTAAATGACACCACCCAGATGAAAAAGATCATGGGTTACCGCTGTGCGAAGCCTGAAAAAGGCATGTCCCAGGAGCAGAAGAATGAAATCAAACGGCTGCATCGCATATGGGATCTGCCCCTCAATGAGGTGGATCAGGCGGAAGAGGATGAATTTACCAAGATTCTGATGGGCGACGGGAATATTGATGCTTTCCTTGCACAATCCCGCGAATGATAGTATAATTTGTTTATATTATTATGGGGGGTAAGTGAAGTGGGAAAGAAAGTTGAAAAAGAACAGACTTATATTGGCGGAAAACTCATCAGTGGGTTACCTCAAAGTAATAGCCAGAGTCATTTTACGTTTAAGTTCGAAGAGAACAGATTAAAAATAACTGAGATCATTTTTAAAATGTTCAAAAAGGATGAAGAACTTCAAGTTTTTTGGCTCGATATGGACAAAATAATCTCTATTGATTTAATCACCGAAGATAATATTGAAGAAAAACAAAAAAGCGTCGTAGGCCGCGGAGTAGCAGGTGCAATTTTATTCGGACCTGTTGGCGCAATCATTGGATCAGCATCTGGAACTAAATCTAAAAAGACAGTGGAAAAAACGGGAGTTTTAGTTTTTTCGTATTACGGAAAAGACGAAGATGATATAAAAACAATTAATGTCTCGATTGTTAGTCAAAATATTCCTGTTGCGAATAAATTCATTAATTATTACCAAATCCATTATGTGAAGGATACATTAGAACAAAACGCAAACGGTGATATCATATTATAAAAACACAAGCCACCTTCAATGGTGGTTTTTTATTACCCGAAAGTTGGTGATAAACATTGAAAAGAAAGTAAAATGCCCACACTGCGGGTATAGCATGCCTCTCACATACGACGAGCAGTCGGAGTGCAGGGGTCTTTTTATTGCCTGCAAAGGGCGAAAATGTAAGAAAACATTTGAAATAAAAATCATAAACGGAAAACAAGTCAGGTAGTGCCATTATGTGCCGATGACGGAATCACAGCAATACAAAGGTGGTGAAGACATTGGCCGATGGCAAAATTATAATCGAAACCGGGGTCGACTCGAAAGGGGCAGAGAAAGACCTATTTAAATTTAAAAATACGGCTGAAAAATCATTTCAAGGAGTTACGAGCAGTGCCAAAGGCGCCGTCGAAGGTATCAAAAAGATTGCCAGCGCAATCGGCCTGGTGACTGTCGCATCAGCGGCAATCGGCCTGATTCGAGGCTCAATCGACAAAGCCTTTTCCCGCATGGATACCATGGACCAGTTCAACCGGACCATGACCGCTATCACGGGAAACTCCGAAGCAGCCGGAAAGGCGCTGGAGGAGCTCAAAGGTATCACCAAAGGCACAGCCTACGGCCTGGATGTGGCTGCCAAAGCGACCCAGGACTTTGTGACGCGTGGTCTGGATATCCACCAGGCGACCGAGCAGGTGCGTATCTGGGGCGACGCGGTAGCTTTTTACGGCGATGGTAGCTCGGAACAGTTTGCTAACGTCTCGGACGCACTGGCGAAGATGCGGACCAAGGGCAAAGTTGAGATGGATCAGCTTGACCGATTGTTTGACGCTGGGATTGACGCGGTGGGCATGTATGCCCAGGCAACCGGGCAATCCTCAGCGGAAGTCCAGGACGCTTTGTCTAACGGTAAAATCAGTGCTTCGGATTTTATCGATACGGTCTCCAAAGCTATGGAAGAGGGCACCAACGGTGTTTTAAGCATTGCAGGTGCCGCCAAAGAGGCAGGAATGAGCTGGGGCGCGGTTTTTGATAATATGCGCGCCGCAGTAGCTCGTGGGATTGAGTCGGTTATAAAAGCCATTGATGAAAGTCTTGCAGCCGCAGATCTGCCAACTTTGAAAGAAGCCATTGCGGGTGTTGGTGATGCGTTTGAATCCGGGCTAAAAAATGCTGCGGAAAATATTATTCCGAAAGTAATAGAAGGTTTATCGTGGTTAGTTGATAACTGGAGCGCTGTTTCTACAGCGCTTGTAGGGATAACGACTGGATTAGTCGCTTTTAAAATTGCGGCTGGGATATCCGGTGTGGTTGATAAATTGAGAGCCTCTTTTACGGCGGCAAAAGCAGCGGAAGAAGGATTAACGGTTGCACAGTGGCTTTTAAATACAGCCATGGAAGCCAACCCTATTGGGATAATTATCGGCGTGGTTGCTGCATTGGTAGCTGCTATTGTTTATCTTTGGAATACGAATGAAGATTTTCGAAATGCAGTCATTAACGTTTGGAATTCCATTTTAAGTGCGCTTCAACCTGTGATAGATGCTTTAGTAACATTTTTCACCGAAACCATCCCATCGGCGTGGAACAGCGTCTGTGAATTCTTCGCCGGTATCCCCCAGTTTTTTTCAGACCTGTGGACAAGCATTGGAAACTTCTTTATAAACGGCTGGAACAGCATTGTCGCTTTTTTCACCGAGACCATTCCAGCCTGGATTGCCAGCGTCGGCGAGTGGTTTAACCAGCTGCCTTACCTGATCGGGTACGCTCTGGGTTACGCCCTCGGCACACTGGTCCAGTGGGGCGTGAACGTCTGGAACTTCTTTACCCAGACCGTGCCGCAGTGGATCGCCAGCGTGGGCCAGTGGTTCTCCGAACTGCCTGGCCGGATCAATGAATGGCTGGTCAATGCCCTAACGCGGGCCCTCACATGGGGCATCAACATGAAGCTTCAGATGCGTCAGGCGGCCATTGACGCCATCAACGCGGTCATCGAGTGGTTTAAGGAACTTCCTGGCCGGGTAATGACCTGGCTAGAGCAGACGATCGCCAAGGTGGTATCCTGGGGCTCGAACCTGTACAATTCTGCCAAAGAGGCCGCCCTTAACCTGGTCAACGGCGTGATCGAGACCATCACCTCGCTGCCCCAGAAAGTCCAAGAAATCGGCCGAAACATTGTCGAGGGGATCTGGAACGGCATCAACGGAGCGGTGAACTGGATAAAAGATAAGATCGCTGGATTTTCAAACGGCCTGATTGACGGTGTAAAGGCTGCCCTTGGCATCCACTCACCATCAACGCTTTTCCGGGATGTGATCGGCGTCAACATCGTCCGGGGCATCGGTGAGGGCTTTGAAAGCGAACTGCCCAGTTTAAAGAGCGCCATCGCAGCTGGCGTGTCCGGTCTGAGCACCGACGCCAACGTGGACGTCAAAACCACGATGACGAACGTGGCGCCCGTCCCTGTGGAAGAGACCGCCGCGGAAGGCAAGCAGCTTTCCAACCAGTGGACTTTAATTAAGACGAATGTTCACACCCTTGTGGATCAGCTGCAGCAAGGCACCAAGGCGAAATTTAATACTGCCTACAGCCAGGTCAACAACCTGACCACCACCTTCGCCAACCTGACCGGCCAGCAGTGGCAGCGCATGTTGTCGCAGATCACTGCGGTTTTAGACCGGATGTGCAGCGTGTCCGCAAACAAGTTTAACGCGCTGAAAGATACCGCTGTTTCAATTTTAAGCGGCCTACCCGGACAGCTTTACAGTATCGGGGCAACTGCCATTGACAACCTGGTCTCCGGCATAAACTCCAGGCAGGAAGACGCCAACAACGCGGCCAGCAGCCTGGTACAGTCTGTGGTGGCCAAGTTCAAGGAAGGCTTTGGGATCAACTCGCCGTCCAAGGTCATGTTCGAGATGGGGGCCTACCTCATTGAAGGGCTGATCAACGGTTTACAGGGTGACGAGCTCATGCGCTTCGTGGATAAGATGGTCGCGGATATGAAAGCCGCTTTTGAAAGCGGAAATTTCGACATCCTGAAAACTATCCAGCTCATGGGCGATGGGGCCACGAAACTCTTTGAAAGGCTGGGGATTAAGCTCGGCAACCTGTCCGGCGCCTTGTTTGGCTCCGGCGGCATCCTATTCCCAACCGATAGCAAGACCATCACCTCCCATTTCGGGTACCGTGATGACACCGGCGGTGTGGGCAGCAGCTATCACCAGGGCATTGACATCGGTGCTGGCATGGGTGAGCCTATCTACGCGGCTCTTCCAGGTAAAGTCGAGCTGGCAGGCCCCAACGGCGGCTATGGAAACTGCGTCATCATCGACCATGGCGGCGGGCTTAAAACCCTTTATGGCCATATGTCTGTCATCGGAACCTCCGAAGGCGCCAGTGTGGCCCAGGGCCAGGTCATTGGCCTGGTCGGCAGCACCGGGAACTCCACCGGGCCTCACCTGCACTTCTCCGTCATCATGGGCGGCGAGCAGATTGACCCGTTAAAACTGTTTCCGGGTTTCGCAGTCGGCAGCCGGTACATTCCAAAAGATATGCTGGCTATGGTCCATGAAGGTGAGGCCGTGGTGCGGAAGAAAGACAACCCCTATGCCAACAGCGGCGGCAGCTTCTGGAGCGGACTGTTAACCTCAGCCGTGAAGCATGAGATCGCCCTGGCAAAGAACTACCCGGGTGTCAACGCCGGCAATAACCAGACCACTATCAACTACGTGACCAACAACATTGACAAGAGCGTCAGCCAGGACGTGACCTTCGCGGAAAGGGTTGAATCCCCGTCTGAAGTCACCTATGCCCTGGAACGCCTGGAAAGGGAGTTAGCCTTTGGATAAGAATTTAATCAAGCTGCAATTCAAAAGCGGCAGCGGGACCGTGGAGATGGGCAAGGGGCTGACCTATCGGCTCCTTGAAAAGCCCACCGGCATCGAGGGCAGCGAGTACACCGTGGAGACTGAGAACAACAACCAGTATGACGGGGATACCGTGCTTGACCGCCGGATTGAAAAGCGCCCCATCTCCGTTACCTTTGAATATCCCGATGCCCGGAACGCTCCGGACAAGCGGGATTTTTTAATCGGGTTTTTTAACCCGAAGCGGACTGGCAGCCTGGAGGTTGACTACTATGGCCGGAGGCGGTATATCGAATACGAAGTGGTGAGCGTGAAAGACAACCAGACCAACCTGAACGAGCCGCTCAAAATGCTGGTGGAGCTGATCTGCCCAGAGCCAACCTTTAAGGAGATCTATGAGGATGAAACCGTCATTGAGACCTGGATTAACGGGTGGCATTGGAAGTTCAGCCTGCCCTTTAAGTTTAGGGAGCGGGGACCACAACGTATGATGGTCCATAACAGTGGGCATCTGGCAACGCCGGTGCAGATCATTTTTCCCGGCCCCGCCCTGAACCCGCAGGTGATCAACCACACCATTGGAAAGTTCATGAAGATCAACCGTTCCTTGGGGCCCTATGACGTGCTGTATGTCAACACCGACTTTGGCAAGAAAAGCGTTGAAATCGTGCGGGAAAACGGCCAGCGGGAGAATGCTTTTGACTACATTGATATTCAGAATAAGTTCTTTGAGCTGGAGGTCGGGGACAATGACATCGAGTTTAAATGTGACGACGCCGATCTGGTGCCTCAGGAAGTAAGAATTCGATATAGAAACCGCTATTTGGGCGTGTAGAAAGGAGATTAAATGGCAGAACAATATCATGGTTTTTGGGACGGCGGCGCGCTGTATGGACAGGCCGAGTTTAACCGGTATTTTGACCGGATTTATGAATCCGGCGTGGGTGTGCGTGCGGATGGCAGCATGGAATATGAGGTTAAGAAAGCGTCAGCGACGACCTTGACCGTTGCAGGCGACAGCTTCGCGATCATAAAAGGTTTTTATCGGTATACGCCAGCGGATATGACCATTACGGTCCCTGCAGGCAACCGAAAAGACCGCGTTGTGATCAAAATGGATAAGACGCGCAGGACGGTTTACGAGCCACAGCTTAAGCAGGGAACTACATCAACTCCACCAGCACTGCAACGGGACAACAACGTTTGGGAAATCTCGCTGGCACAGATTACAGTCAATGCCTCTGGAATCGTAAGCGTGACCAACGAACGCACCGACAAAAACCTTTGCGGCGCCATCCGGCCTAAAAACCTGTCGGAGTTTAACGACTGGATGGAAGGATTAAAACAGCTTGCCAACACGCTGCTGAATGACATCCAAGTACGTTTTGACACCTGGTTTGAAGGCGCACAAGGGCGCACACCCAGGGAAATCTTTGTGCAGGACGCAAACACCGAGCCGGAGAATCCTTCAGAAGGAGCATTGTGGATTGCTTTAAATCCCGATTAATGGAGGGCTTGTATGGACCAATTACAACGTGTCAGCATTCGGTTTCTTAACCCCGATTTGAAATTGATCGGCGAGATTGCCAGGTACGGCTCATTGCAGTTTACCCGCAAATGGAACACGTACAGCGTGTTTGAACTGAAGCTCGGAACATACAACCCATTGCTGCTTCAAAACGGTCATTTTATTTTGTTGGAGGACGACCTCAATTCCCTGGGTTACATTACCCAGTTCAGCATCGAGGAGCGGTATTTTGAAAAAACAATCACCGTCAAGGGTTTTTGTCCGCGGTGGGTGTATTTTAACCGGCCGACACTGCCGCCAGCAGGCAAGGACGAAGACACCTTCAACACGGAAATTGAAAACATCATGCTTGGGCTGATGGAGCATAACTGTACGAACCCAGAGAACCCAAACCGAAAGCTTCCCAACCTTCTCCTAAGGGCCAGCCAGAACCGAGGCGAAAAGCTTTCTTTTCAGACGCGCTATAAATGGCTGTACGAGGAAATGCAGAGCCTGAGCGAGCTTTCAAAGCTGGGCACCGGAACCGAACTGGATTATAACAATAAAAAAATTATTTTTGAAGTATTACAAGGCGTTGACCGAACCTATGAAAACGGCGTTCGGGCGCCTTATACTTTTTCCAAGGATTTGAACCGGATCAACTCCCGAAACTACGCCGAAAGCGAGCTGGACTATAAGAACTGCGCTTATGTAGCTGGGCAGGGCGAGGGCGCTGACCGTGAGGTCATTATCCTAGGCAATGAGAAAACAGGCTACGACCGGCGGGAAATCTTCTTCGATGCCCGTGACATTGGCGAGGATGCCAACACAACGCTTGAGGACCGTGGAAAGGTTCGCCTCACAGAGTATCTTTACCAGAAAGATTTCTCGGCCGAGGTGGACGCCCGGGATTACCGCAAAAAATGGGACCTGGGCGACTTTGTGACCATTGTCGATGAAGAGACCGGTATTATTGAAGACCACCAGATTACAGAGGTTAAGGAAACCTATGAAAAGGGAACCCGAAAAGTTGAGCCGGTGTTTGGCCAAAAGCTCTCCGGGATCACAGACCGCATTAAGAAAAACGCTGCGAGCCCCGTATCCTACCAGGGCAAACAAGGCGAGCCTGGAGAAAACGGCAAAACGCCAAACTTTCGATTGGATGAGGATGGCAATTTGTACGCGATATACGAGTGAGGTGAAGCGATGTGAGCGAGATACTGTTAGGGAATATTATGGGGCCACCAGGACCAGAAGGAAAGCAAGGCCCTCCTGGACCGCAAGGTGAACAAGGAATTCCAGGAAAAAACGGCGCTCCTGGAGCTGAAGGAAAACAGGGACCCGTTGGCCCGCAAGGAGAGCAAGGCCCGCCCGGAGAAAAAGGAGCGACCGGCGCCACTGGACCTACTGGACCAAAGGGGGACACTGGCCCTGCTGGTCCGCCCGGCGCGCAAGGACCCAAAGGGGATACCGGCGTAGCGGGAAAGGACGGTGCCGACGGTGCTGACGGAAAGAGCGCTTATGAAGTGGCGGTGGAAAACGGTTATGTTGGCACAGAGCTACAGTGGCTGATATCGCTGAAAGGGGAAACCGGGCCGCAAGGTGAACGTGGACCACAAGGCGTTGCTGGTCCCAAAGGCGAAAAAGGTGACCCGGGAGAACGTGGAGCGACCGGACCCGCAGGAGCCAAAGGCGAAACTGGAGCGACAGGGCCAAAGGGCGATACGGGTCCACAAGGCTTAAAGGGCGATAAAGGCGATCAGGGGCCCCAAGGCGCAAAAGGAGAGACCGGACCGAAAGGGGTTAGTATTCGCCTTAAAAACGCCTGGGCAAGTAGCGTTGCATATGTTAACGACAGCGCCTATATCGACATTGTAACCTACAACGGCAGCATGTATGCCTGTAAAGCCAGCCACACCTCCAGCAGTAGCATCACGCCCACAAACACAACTTATTGGATTCTTATGGCATCTAAGGGGGATAAGGGCGATAAAGGCGCAACGGGTGATCGTGGTCCGCAAGGCATCCAGGGCCTAAAGGGCGATACGGGAGCCCGTGGTGCTACCGGAGCGACGGGCCCACAGGGTCCACAAGGGGCAACCGGACCAGCCGGCGCCCCAACAAAAATGCAAACAGCCGACCCGGGCAGCAGTGCCCTGGTCTGGCTAAAAATATAGGAGGTATTTATGGCAATTCGAAAAGCTGAATATCGATTTCGAAATGGAAGTACTTGGGATACGCTTTATTTTAAAACTATTGCAGACCAAATTATAGATCTGTGCCCAAGTATCTTAATTTCCAGAACAACAGATTTAGTCAATAGGCCCAGCGACGGGGGTATGCAATGGAATAAAACAGAAGATGACACAACACTTGCGCAAATTGTATCTGGTACGCCGAGCAATATAAAGATACTTAAAACAGGGCTTTACCTTATTTGCTGTAAGCATGCATTGCTCATCTCCGGTGCACCTTCAGGCGGAGTTTTGCAGATGCGAAAAGTGGCCGCCACCGAGACAATGCTCGAAGATGCGATTATGGGTATGGGAAATGTAAATAATGAGTCGAATTTAAATTTAACAACAATGATGCGATTTACAGCCGGTGACATTGTTAAGTTTACCAGTTTTTACTCAGCGACTGTCACCACATTTATGACAGTCGGTTCGGTACTAAGACTCGTAAAGCTACATTAGAAAGTTAGAAAGGAGACAAAGATGAAAAAAACAATCGGAACCGACATCGCTTTTTCCGGAAACATCAATGGGCTCAAATTATGCCGGGAGATTGAGGCAGCATCGATTACAGAGTACACACTGGAAATGGACCCGGATACTGGAGAACTGTACTTAACTTTCAATTATGCGCTGGAGCCGCAGATAAACACGATTCTCGCGGCGCACGACCCGACGCCGGACCCGGAGCCGCTGAGCGACATCGAGCAAACACAACTGGCAGTGGCTGAAGCTATCGAAAAACAGGAAGCAGACAAAATAGAGCAGCAGCTGGCTCAAGCAGAAATGTTTGAAACCATCTTACAGATGTTAGAACCACGGGGAGGAGGTGAGTAGAATGGTCGCCATGTACGCAGATTTAGTCGAGTTAGGCTTAAGAGCCTTAACCGCAGAAGATGCAGCAGAGTTTAACTGCCCGATGGTACCCGCGTTTTTAAGAGCGCAGGTCAAGGCAGAAGTGGACAAACGCGGGAAGTTATACGCGTAAGGATTCAGGAGAAGGGCGTCGCTTGGCGTCCTTTTTCGATTTTGAAAGGACAACCGAGTGGAGCATTTTAGATTAATTGTGGAGATTGCCATCGGCATCACAGCGCTGGTGGCCTTTGGAAAGCTGGTGCTGCAGCCTGTTAGAGTTCAAGCTCAAAGAGTGGCCGTGATTGAAGAAGGGATTCAAAGCATGTTGCACGACCGGATTTACCAGGCGTGCACTTTTTATATCAAACGCAGCTGGGTAACTGTTTCGGATTTAAAGAATCTGGAGCACATGTTTGAGCCATACGAAGACATGGGCGGCAACGGCACAGCGAAAGAATTGTATGAGCGGGTCAAAGACCTGCCCATTAGGGAGGAATAGACATGGAATACATCGTACAAGACTTCTTGATTTTAGTCCCTGTGCTCTACGTGCTGGGGCTTTTTTTAAAGGGCACACCCAAAGTACCCAACTGGTTAATCCCGTGGATAATCGGCGTTTTAGGCGTTGCGCTGGGGTTTGGAATCGGCGGGTTTAATGTGACCGCGGCGATTCAGGGCATTCTGGCAGCTGCAGCGGCGGTTTATGGGAACCAGCTGTGGAAGCAGGTGGTAAATGGGATTAATGAAAAGAAGGAGGACAGATAATAATGGCAAGTATTTTTTTAGCAGTAGGACACGGTATTTCCACTAATGGAAACTGGGATTCTGGATGCGTGGATGGTAGTTATACCGAAGCAGACCTGATGTTTGATATTGTCGGCGTTGCAGTTCGAATCCTGCGTCAGCATGGCGTTATTGTTGGGACGGATTGGGATACCGGAAACGATCGGAACATGACTTATACCGTTCGGGATGCAAACAACGGCGGTTATGATTATTACATGTCAGTGCATTGTGACTACAGGGAAGCACCGAGCGGAACACTTCCGATTGTTGACCCGCGATCTGCCGGTGGTCCAGCTTTTACAGAAACCGTTAATCGCGAGTATATGGCTGTGACAGGGCTTGGAACACGCGGCATCTTATATCGGGATGATTACGAAGTCGCCCAAACAGATATGACGGCCTGTATTTTTGAAACAGGGTCCATCCGGGCAGACATTGGGGTATTGACGAATCCAGAACTGGCAGGAACCGGGATTGCGAAAGGGATTTTAAGCGCAATGGGGATTGCTTATAATGGTAGCACACCAACACCAACGCCAGACCCGCAGCCAAGCAATGATAACCCGTATGGCTTTACGTCCATCTTTAGCAGCAGTTATTACCTTTCTTACGGTGATGGTCCAGACGAAAACATCCGCCAGTTCCAGAGAGATTGCAATTTCTGCGGCTACTGGGGCGAGACGGGTCCGCTAACTGAAGATGCGCTCTACGGATCCGAAAGCCAATATGCCTGCGAATGCATCCAGCGATTCCATGGACTAGTGGTTGACGGTGAGTATGGGATCAAGACCGACATCGCGCTCATGACCGAGATTGCACAGATTCAGGAGACGTTAAAACGTCAAGGCTATGACATCGCCATTGATGGCGGTGCGGGACCGATCAGCATTGCTGCGCTGAAAGATTTCCAGACGAAAAATGGACTGGAAGCGGATGGCATCTGCGGCGATCTGACAAGAGCTGCTTTAGGGATTTAACAGATTCAGGCCGTCCTTCGGGGCGGCTATTTTTTTATTGAATCCTATAGAACAACGTGATATAATTTTGTTAGCACGGATGGATCCTGTCCTCCCTGCTCTATATGCACACCCCCGGTCTTTTTGATCTTTGGATCGGGGGATATTTTGATAATTTAAAGAGTTGGAGATATCCAACGTTTGTTGGATGAAAAATCGCCTTCAACCATCACGTATCAGATGGTTAGGGCGGTTTTTTGATTATATTGCTTTTTAACAGACCTGCCCGAGCCTAAACGGTCTATCGGGAGGCACCCCTTGCTTCGGCGAGGGTTTTTTATGTAAACTTTAGGAAACCGTAGTATCATTTTATTCGAGAGGAATCTTCTATAAGAAACTCTTTACTGGTAAGCCGCTGCCGACCTCCCCTGGTGGTGGCATTTTTATTGTTTAAAACCCGCTCAGCGAGGGTATAAATATTCTCGAACACACATACCTCTTACTTTTTAAAATACAAATTACTCTCCCCATTAACTTTTCCTTTTTTAGAACTCTCGGTCTTTTGGATCGGGAATTTTTTTATGTCTTTTTTAAGAAATACGCTTGACAAAGTACCCCTGTAGGGGTATAATATAGGCATAAGATAAAACAAAGGAGATCAGAAAAATGTTCACAGTCGATACAAAAATCACCAAAGAATTAATTGAAAAATTTGACGAAGAGGACGGCGTGTTTTATCGCTTCCAAAACAAGAACTATGACATCGATGGTGATTATACTGGCTCATTCGGTATGATCTTCGGAAGCCCAGAGGAAGCAAGAGAATGCGCAGATGAATGGGGAATGACCGAAGAGGAAGCGGTTTTACCTGGAAAAAGCTGTATGCCAACCTTTGAAGAAATTATGCGTTGGTGTCAAGAATTTGATAATGATTCCGTGCTTCTCGTGTTTGATGGGGTTGATACCTACGAAAGCGGCCACGATGATGAGTATGTCGCAGAGTACATCGCGCCAAGAGCAGTGATTGACTTTGACGAAGCTGTAAAATACTGGGAGGAAAATTATGAGTAAATTGCAGAAAATCAGAAAGAAGCGATGCTTAACACAGAAAGGTCTCAGCGATCTATCCGGCGTTCCCTTTTCGATTTTGAAAAAGTATGAGAGCGGAGAGCGTGAAATTGTTAAAGCCTCTGCGGAAACACTCTTACGGCTCGCGACCGTTTTGACTTGCCAAATCGAGGAGCTTTTGGAGGATGAAGATAAGCTTGAAATTAAAGATGGCCTTATGCAGAAGATGTATAATGAGTGGAGGGATGAAGGAATACAAGCAGCTGAAGATTCCGGATTGCCCTTTAACTATGATTGCGGGGTGCCTTCTGCGAGAGAGGATTTTGCTTATTATTGGAGTATGGAAGAAGCCCCGGACTTTGAGACTATGTTAAGATACGAGAAAAATTATAGTAAAGGCTAAAATATGAAACCTGAAAATCACATCGGAGAAAAACATGGACGGCTTACCATAAAAGACTGGAAAAGAGAAGGACAATACATCTACTTTTTATGTGAGTGCCAATGCGGAACAAAAAGATGGTTCCGGGGTGATGGTGTCCTAAATGGGAAAACAAAGTCTTGTGGGTGCTCTCGCAGAAAAGGCCTGACCGGAAAAAAATATGGGATGTTAAAGGCTGTAAAGCGTTCAGATCGGAAATACCGTAACGGTTGCATGTGGATCTGTGAGTGCAAGTGCGGAAATACGATCGAGGTATCCGAAAGCGATTTAGAGCGCGAAAGAAAAACCCATTGCGGATGCCAGAAAGAAACCAATTTAGAACAGGCCGCCCAACAAGCAAGAGCAAAGAACCAAGAAAAAAACATGCGTGAGGGAACCAGTTTAGCAAGAATTAAATCAAAAAAGGTTCCTTCAAACAGCACAACCGGCGTGCGTGGTGTATATTACAATGCCAAAAGAGGCTATTGGTATGCACAGATTAAATTTAAAGGCAAAGGGAAGCACCTAGGTATTTTTAAGACGAAAGAGGAAGCCGCAAAAGCAAGAAAAGCAGCGGAGGAACTCTATTTCAACCCCATCATAGAAAAATATTCAAAGCCGGAGTGATCCGGCTTATTTTTCTGCCATAAAATAGATGGAATTTGTCTCGCTTGCTTTTTGAGAACGAAAGTTCTATAATTTAGACACAAACGTTCTTTGGTGAGGTGGTTTTATGCGACGTAAGTACAATAACGTAAGGGTTGATCTGCTAAAGATGTGCACTAAGTATATTCCAAAAGGGTTCTACGCCGATGGGAAGCAATACGAGATTAAAGAAATTGTAGAAGTTAAGAAAGGTTTTATCCGCTGCGGCTCGCCCGGACTGCGCTATCTTGTCATAACAGATAAGAAGAATGCGGAGCTGCTTTTCGACAACCGAACAAAGCAATGGACGGCCATTATTTTCGACCCGCCAAAAGAGGAGAAAAAGGCCAGGGAAGAAATACTGGAAGACCTAAAATATTTAAATTAAAATGGGGGATAAAAATGAAAATCGCACAAGAGTACAAAGGCTACTATTTGGATGTGTTCTACAAAGATGGGGTTGTGAATGGCATTATCCAGCAAACGCAGGATCGACTTCAGGGGCTGACGGTTGAGGAAGTTGTTAGTGAGTTTAAGAAGAAGGTCAACTTGATCAACTAGGGCGCGTTTTATAACGCGTCTTTTTTTATTGCATTGAAAAACCGCCTAAAATGGCGGCTTTAGTATAATATTGGTATTACAAGGGTACCAGACGGAGAACGAGAAATAACAACATTAAAAAATCAGAAAAAATCGACCGAGAAACCTTCTTCTTGAGACCAGTAAATACGATGCACGACCCTGCTCCAGAACGAACGGCGCTCTTCTCGACTCATCGACTGGTAGCAAGTTTCAAAATCTGAGTTTAAGAGCTGCCTTAAAGCGTCAACCTGTTTGGTCTTGTTCAGATCTTCTTTTTGGGGTTCCATTTTTTTTAGCTGCTCCTGGTAAGCTGCGTACTCCCGTTTGTACGAATCCAGATCAATCAAGTCATCCATGTAGAGACGGCGCAATTTGTCGATTTTATTTTTAAGTTTTTGTGGGTTGGGCTGCGGCGTGTTTTCTTCGCGTTTCTTTTCAATTGTGTAGTCTCGGATGCAATGGTCCGCGAGATCACGCAGGTTATTCAACAGGAATTCTTCAATCCGAAACTCGCCAAACGTGTGGTTGTTCGTGCAGTTATGATCGCGCCAATAGTTCTCGCAACGATAGCCATAATAATCACGTTCGCCTCTTCGTTGGCTGTACATAACCCTGTGGAACCCAACCATTGTTTTGCCACAATGTCTACATGCAATCATGCCGGAAAAGATATAAATATTGCCCGTCTGATTCTGCCGGAAGCTCCTTTTATGTGAAAGGGCTTTTGCCGCTTCGTATAATTCAAGATCAAGCAGCGGTGGTGCGTAGTTCGGAATATTATGGAATGTCCCAATATAAGCGTCCATGGTGAGCATACCCCGGGCCCGGCTATACTTCAACGGGAAGTTATACTTATCGCGGATCATGTCCACGGCCTTTACAATGGATTGTGTTTCGAGATAGAATTTGAAATAGTCTCGAACAAGTGGTGCCTTTTCATCGTCAATCACATAGTGGTTATCCGAAATTTTATAACCAATCGGGACAGATCGGGTCAAAGCCTCCCGGCGGCGTTTCTTTTCATCGAAAACAAATTTAATGCGCTCTGATGTTCGGTCCGCTTCATCCTGCGCAATGGATAATCGGATATTAAGGTTTAGTCGACCGGATGCCGTGGTGGTGTCATACTCCTCTGTAGTTGCGATCCACTGGACGTTATTCTTGTCAAGCACCTGCTGGGTAATGTAGTAATCCTGGATGTTCCGAAACCAACGATCCAGCTTGATAAAAATAATCAAGTCCATTTTATGCGCTTCGATGTCTTCCAGCATTCGCTTAAAGGCTTTTCGATTCTTAAGGTTCTTGCGGGCCGTGATGCCCTCATCCTCATAAAAATCAACGAGCTGTAAATGGTTTTCTTTAATGAAATTTTGAAGGTTTTTGCGCTGAGCATCCAGCGAGTATCCGTGCTTTACCTGTTCGTCGTGGGAGACGCGGATATAAGCACCGACCCGCAGGCCAGCGATGTTTTCAAAACGGTTACGCATTTTTCATGCCTCCTTATTAATTTTGGGCATAAAAATGCCCGGTATATGGAAAATACCGGGATAATGTGATACAATACTAGTGTCTAGTTAGTAGATGTACCGGCCTATCCCGGGAATCTATGTCATCGCCTCTTACCTTGCAGGGTAGGGGGCGTTTTTTATATTTTTATTTTAGTAACCAACAGATGTGGCACCATACTCGGCTTGTTCTGGTGTGAACCCCTCATATTCTAATTGTGAAAGTAGTCTGTCACGAGAGAAAGAAGAACTGTTCATGTATTGTTGTGCTTTTTTTGCAGCTTGCTCATTCCAATCCGCACCACAATTATCCACTGCAAATGTTGCGTCTTCCGCGGTGAACTGCTCATACTCAAGTTGCTCAATTAACTTAGTATATGAAAAAGCAGAACTTCTCAGGTAACGTTTTGCTTTATCCAAAGCATTTTTTTGCCCAACTGTCATGGCTACTGTTGGTCCCGGCGTTGGTGCTGGGGCTGTTTGCACTGGTGACGGGGTTGGCTCTGGTGTAGGAATTGTTGTTGACGGGTGTTTCAAATCCGAAACATTAAGTCCTGTGATTTCTTCAATTGAATCTGAAGTTTTATAAAAAAACATTGTCTTGCTGCCCGTAGAATAGAATTTCAAATCCATTTTCCCATTTGTTACCTTGCAAGAGGCTCCCTCATAAGAATCATTATAGTACATCGTTAATTCGCTACCATTGTAAGTGTATGTTCCGGATGACCATGGATTCGATAAAGTCCACTTTTCACCCGGCTTTAAATGGGCATTTAAAAATGTGCCATCTTCATTGAATTGCATCACATTGTCGTATCCCTCATCATAGCTGGAATTATCTCGTTTCCATACTCCGACGATATCATTTGGATCGGAAGTTGAAGAGCAGCCCGAAAATGCAATTGTTAAAAATAGGATAGCTAAAAAAAGAGCAAATTTCCTTTTCATTTCTTTTTCCTCCTAAAAATATAGATATTATTATTATACACTTAAAGAAAAGAAATGAAAACGGTTTTTTATTTAAGCAGTGCAAAAATATATCATAATTACCCATTGCTTTTTAAAAACTTATGTTCTATAATTTAACCAATAAAACAAACGTGCGTTTGCCTACTGGAGGGGCGAGATATGAATTACAAAGAACAAATTACTCGGCTATTAGACAAGCTTGACGATAGGGCGCTAGAATTTATCTATCGGATTATTAAAAGAATTTTGGGCTAATCAAGGATTAGTCTTTTTTATTTTCTGCTAAAAGCGCATTTGCCATTTTTGCCAGTAAAGCCCATTGATCTTCGTCCATATCAGCCAACATCGAGACAAAACGGCGCTTGAATGATTCTTCCTCTTCCAGAAAAATGTCTCCAATAAAATCAGCTATTTTTTGATCTTTTGTCCTTTTATTAAACATTTCGCCTACGCCACTTCGAAGCCAGTTTTCATTAACATTAAACTCCTTACAAATAGACAATATAACAGCGTCATTAGGTTCTCTAGATCCAGTCTCGTATCCAGCAATGGTAGTTTGTTTTAAACCAATTTTGCTTCCAAAGTCAGTTTGGTTCATATTTAAATTCTTTCTTAAACTTTTTATTCTGTTTTTCATTTCAGTTACCTCACTTATGACAATATGATAGCACACTTGTTAACGCATTGCAATATTTTTTTATAAAACCTCTTGACTTTTTAAACTCATTGAGTTAATATGATAGTGCGATGAGTTAATTATTAATCGCAACTCGTTAGAAAGTGAGGTGATAAAAATGTCTGATATGAAAAAGGATGCGTTATCTGAACTTAAAGAAACGGTACCCAAATTAGACAACAGCTCCCGCGAAATGCTCTTATCCTACGCCGCTGGCATGATCGCACAGAAGAAACTGGAAGAGAAGAAAGCGGTCGGTGATCTGGGAAAT